GGTTTCCTGCAACTTACTGACGTAACACGTCTTGTCCCTGAAACTGAATACACCGCATTAGTAGAAGTGACAAATAACGCTGGCGTTCATGCTATTACTCTTGATGTATTAGGTAGCGATGCTGTAACTTTCGCTGATCTAATCAATACTGTTAACGCACAATTAAATGGCGAAGCTACGATTCAACTAATTTCAGGAAGACTCCGTATTACTTCTTCCCTATTAGGCGCAACGTCTGAAGTACGTATACTAGCAGATGGTGGTTCAGGATTAAATGCATTGTTTGCGAACCTTACTCTGTATCGTAGAATAGCTGAACCTGTATTGGGTATCGGTTATACACCATTAGTAATTTATGCTGACGATGGCGTAACCGAAGCCGGTACCTATGATGGTGTAGATGGACTGTTGGATCAATATTTAGTACCATTCACCGCTGAAGATGCTAAAGAATTCTTAATGACTGCTGCTGCATATTTCGATGGTACCCATGAATTCCAAAATGATACAGCACTAGGTGCTACCGATGCTATACGTCGTCAAGAAGTAGTAAGGGCAATGTCCGAAGTGATAAACAATCCTCTAAGTGGCGTTCGCTCTGAAGCTCTAGAATATAACATCACTTTGGCTCCGGGTTTCCCAGAACTTTCTGAAGAACTTATCAGGTTGTCCGAAGACATGCTGGAAGAAGTATTCGTAATCGGTGAAACACCATGCGACAGACCTCCTACTGGTCCTAATGGTATAAACCTTTGGGCTACTACTCCCGCTAGAGCTACATCTTACCATATCTCATATGCGTATCCTCATGGTATCTCTACTAATATAGATGGCCGTCAGATCCTCACTACAGCCGCTGCTACGACACTAAGAGTATTTGCTTATAACGATCTTAATGCCGAACTATGGTTCGCTCCTGCGGGCACTAGACGCGGTGTGTGTACGCATCTGGAAACCATCGGCTATGTTACTGGTGCTCTAGGTGGTCCTACCACTTTCGTGGAAGATTATATCGACCTTGGAACCCGTGATGAACTATATGAATGGCCTAAGAATATTAACCCAATATCTTATATTCCGGGTCGTGGTATCCTTGTTATGGGTCAAAAAACCTGTCACAGTGCTACCTCTGCTCTAGATCGTATTAACGTTAGTAGACTAGTCAAATACATTAAGAGAGAACTAAGAAAAGCTGTATTCCCATTCTTGTTCGAACCTAATGACCAGATTACACGCGATCAAGCTAAGTATGTCGTGGATAACTTCCTAGAATCTCTAATCACACGTAGAGGATTGTACGATTTTGCCACTATCTGCGATGCTTCAAATAACACTCCAGATACAATTGATAGGCATGAATTATGGATTGACGCCGCGATAAAACCAGTTAAAAGCGTGGAATATGTGATGATTCCAATACGTGTTGTCAATACTGGTGCTGATATCGGTTCAGGTAGAACTAATCCATTTTAATTATATGGAATAATATGTAAAACAAAAAAGGAGCCAATAGGCTCCTTTTTTGTTGACTGTTGACTTAACCCTCAATGACTGGTATAATCCTGCAAAAATAAAGAATTATAATGTTTGATAATGATACATCCGAGACGGTGCAATGTAGAATTTGTGGAGAAACTATGCCACGAATAAATGATCATCATGTGAGAAAACATAATAAAATGACAGTCCCACAATACCGAGAAAGGTTTCCGGGCGTACCCACATCATCAGAAGCATATTTGAACCAAGTTAAAATTAATAGACAAAATGCTAACAAAGGCAAACCTGCTCACAATAAGGGTAAGCCTATATCAGAAGAACAGAAAAAGAAGCAATCTGAAGCCATGAAAGGAAAGCAATCACGATTAGGTGCTGTATTATCAGATGAAACAAAAAAGAAGATTTCTGATTCCCTTAAAAAATATGAATACACGGAAGAACACCGCCAATCATTACGTGATGCTATTCAACGGAAGAAAGACGATGGAACATATGTTTATCCTATGCAAAATTATGTAATGACAGACGAGCATCGGAGGAAGTCTGGTGAATTTTTGGCAGAAAATAATAAGAGACGTGCTGAACAGGCGTTTGAAAAACTGAAAGAATCTATTGAACAATACGATTTAGAATTTATTTCTAACGAGGGTAGATATTGGACTGTACTATGTAAAATCTGTAATACCAAAATGAGCTACGATAAACAAATGTTCCATCCTTCTAAAAAACCCGACAGAGCGTGCCCAATATGTTATCCAAGACAATCAGGAACCTCTAAAGAAGAACAATCATTGTACGAAGCTGTTAAGACCATTTACAATGGCGAAATTATTCAAAATACTTACGTTCCTGTTAAAGGATTTGAAATAGATATTTTTTTATCTGATTTAAAGATTGGGATAGAATACAATGGATTGTACTGGCACGCTTGCAACAATAAGGCAACCCAACGACACGATTACCATTTATCTCATAAAACTCGATATGCTTATAAGAATGATATTAAATTATTACAGATAATGTCAGATGAATGGAATAACCGTCCAGATGTTGTTATAGGGCGGATAAGAAATTTTATCAATGATCCATCATTATTGACTGTAGAGAATTATGAATTCAGGGAAGTAGAATCTGACAATAAAATAACAGAGTTGTATTCATTCAATTCTGATAATGAGAGTGATGTGTCGTTAGGATTGTATTCTAATGAAGAATTAGTAGCAGTGTTTTCATTATTGGTAGAAAATTCTTCTATGCTTATTTCTGATATTGTGATTGATCCTGAGTATGAAACAGGAAAGATTTGCGAATATTTTGTTGAATTTGTACAAAATAATTTGGAAGATATTACAAAAATTAATTTACATTTAGATGGAAGATGGTTTGAGAATATTCTGTTTAATGTGAAAGAAGCCGGATTTGAATATCAGAGAATTTCCGATCCTAATTTATGGTATACAGACTATTTTAATCGTTATCATCCGGACAATTTTGAAAATAAATCTTTAGAGGAAATGAAAGAGTTAGGCTATGATTGGCTATATGATTGTGGATACGCTAGATGGTCGTGGAAGAGATAATTAATTCTTCTTTAGTTTTATCTTAGGCATCCACCAGTATTTTGTAGCATTGAATAGTTCTGCAAGATCATCATGTTTTTTGAGTTCATATTCATATGCGCTTTCGCCATTTAATAATGTGGCTGTGGCTAATCCATAGAATGTAGCCATGCGTGAATATGTTTCAGCTTCTGTTTTAAGTTTATCAAGATATTGCAATCTGTAAATATGTTTCTCGAACATGTTATTTCCTTTTTAAAAAATGTTTCTTTAAATCTACCATGTACGTTATAACATACAAAAGTTACAATTGTTGATAGATTAGTATGCTATTAAGGACAATTAAGCAAATTTTTGTTCATAATAGTCAACAAGACGATTGATTAATTTGTTCTTGACATCCTTGTCCAAGAATGCGACAAATTCTGCTTCAGGGTATTTTAGAACATTTTTAATAAATTCTTTTTCATTATTCCCGAAATATTCAGATTGTAATTTATCTTTTGCTCCGTCTATAGAAGCTTTTTTGAATATATTTGCAGTTTTTGTGGAATTAATTTCTTCTAATGCTTTATTATATTCTGTGAATTTATTTTCAATAGCGTCCACAAGTTTTTGATAATATTCTTCAAAATTTTCACGTTTGTAGAATGTTTCGGTACGTTCATGTTTTGTAGGATTAGATTCAGAATTATCTAATTTGAAAAAATCTTCCAAGCATTTAAGAACATCATTCATGATATCATTATCATCAAAGAATGAATCAATTTTAAGCCTATTAGGAATTTCCTTTGAGCCTATAGCTATTACAAATTTATCAGAATCTTTTAGTTTCCCTAGTTTCACAGTGCCGTCATATTCAGTTTTGAATAACCTAATGTCAAGATTACGATATTTGGATGATCCTGAAACAGTTCCAAAATTAAATTGCCATCCATCATCACGTTTGGATACATGAGCATCATCCAAAGATGACAACATGCTTTGATACGCTAGATGATGTTGAGATTTGGAAGATTGTTGTTCTATCAGAAATTGAATAAAGTTCATGTTGTTTTAAATTGTTATTTAAGTATTTATAATTTAACGGATTTCAGTCGTTCTATCATCAATCCATCGGGAGTGGTATTTTCTGCAATATCCAATTCGTCCAACAATTGTTGGATTAATTGTTTTTCCTTTTCTATTTCGTCTTTAGTTATTTTGTATATTGGAAGAGAAACAAATTTTTCGGATAATTCTGGAGTAATGTGTTTGATATTTTTCTGAATGCCATCTAGCAATTCTTTTTTAGTAAAATTCTTGATATCATTTTTGATACACCATTCCAAAAATTTCACTTTAAGATCGGCAGCAATGATATCCTGACTGATTTTATTGATCTTGAACTGTATAACATCTTTGTACAACTTAAGACGTTCATCACACCACACTTTAATTAATTCTTCGGGAGAATCAAATGTTATAGGTCGTTTTCCATCCATCCCCCAACACACGATATTTTCTGTAATCTTGTATCGTAGAGAAAATATTTCAATAAGATCTTCATTAGATTTAGATGTCAGTTCACTACCACATTTGATTATCCAACTCCATGCATCTTCTGTAGAATGATTTTCATAATCTTTGATGATTTTTTTATCTACCAAATCATTTAATACTTTCTTGAATTTTTCATTATCATAATGTGGAGGAAGCTCTGTGATATGTAATTTATAAGAATTTATTTTTTGAACAACTCCTGTAATAACGGTCTGCCTATCTTCCTTCTCAATTTTCCCTGTATAGCCTTTGATGAATGGAACTAATTTTGTTTGTATAGTTTTAGTTTTGGTGTATTCTTTGATAGCATTAATAATATGTTGAACAGAATAAGATAGAATTTTTGTACTGAATCCATTTCCCATTCCTTCGGCCCCATTGACTAGTATCATAGGGATAACAGGAATGAAATATGATGGCTCAATTTTGTCTCCATCGTCGTACAAATACGTTACTACATTCTGATCTTCGTCATTAAAGAATACATTCCAATTCTCATGTAATTTTGTATTGATGTACCTTGGAGCAGAACTTATCCCCCCATTCAGCCTATTACCAAATTGTCCTTGTTTGAATAACAATGGGTAATTATTACTTCCTGTATAATCTTGGGCAAGATTGATTACAGTAGTAATTAATGATTGCTCTCCGTGATGATATTGGCACATCTCCGAGGCTCTGCTGGCAAATTGACTTACCCTGATGGGTTTATCGCTTTTCGACATTTTAGTAGCTGTATACAACGCTTTGCGTTGCGTGATTTTTAAACCATCCATAATATGTGGAATAGCTCTACGATTGTCGTAGTCTGCGTATTCACACCATTCATTTGTAATAAAATCTTTAATTCTAATATTATTCATCTATATTTCCGTAAATAAAATTTTTTCTTTCATCTGCTTTAGATTTTTCAAATGCAATTTCTAATGCTTTAGCGTCTTCCTCATCTTCTGTTCTTATTTGAAATAGGTATTTTTCATCCGATAGATATTTTTTGAAATACTTTGTATCATTGCCACCTAGCCCTTTAAGATACGTCGTTGTATAATTCTTAGTCTTTTGCTTGCTTTCCCAATTATAATAATCTTGAAGTTTCATAAATTCAAATTCTTCTTTTCCTTTTGTTACTCTAACAATAGGGGTCTGTAATTTATACAAGAATCCTTGTTTCAATAGATCAGGCCACAATACTTGAAACATATTCATCACCAATGAAAAAATATGATATCCATCTTGATCAGCATCATGAACCACTACTAATCCACTATACCTTAAATCAGATAATGTATGTTTCTTTCCAAATTGTAACCCAATAATTTTCATTATATTCTCTAATTCTTTATTACCTAATAAATCTTTAACCTTCATTCCTCGAACATTAATAGGCTTCCCTTTTAATGGAAACACTCCATGAAAATTTGGATTTCTTGTAGCTAAAATAGGCGCAGATGCACTGTCCCCTTCGGTAATAAACAACTTACAATTCGATCTTACAGAAGAAATAGCAGGCTCGTATTTTGGAATATTCTTTAAAGAATTAGAAGATTTATCCAGATTCTTATTCTTTTTCCGTAATGCTTCCAGTTCCTCCAATTCTTTTTTACGTTCTGCCCATTCTATTAACCCCTTCATAACGTCTGATTTCATCAAACCTTTAATGAATTTTTCTGAAGGCTTCCATTCTGTTTTATAATCTTTAGGCTCAGAAATCATATTAGATTTTGTCTGAGAATTAAATTTCGGTCTATTGATATTAGCATTAATAAACAACATCAGTTGTTGTTTTATTTCAGAAGGACGTAAATCGTATTTGTATTTCTTTGTAAAAAATTCTCTAATTTTAACAATAATAGGGTTAATGACATAATCCACATGTGTTCCTCCATCATACGTTTCTACAGAGTTTACAAATGAAACACATTCAAACCCTATGTCACTATTTCCTAATGCTATTTGCCAGTTTTCATTTTCATCGTATATAAATGTTTCGGTATATTGTTTAATATAATCTTTATACGATCCATATGTTATTTTTTCACCATTAATACTAAATGATATTTTAGGGTTGCATCCGGCACAATCGTATACACGTTTAATTAACTTATGCAAATTATCATCAGAAAGACCTTCTTCTCCAAAATATCGGTAATCCGGAATAAATGATATTTCTGTAAAATTCTTTTTAGATTTCTTAACTTTAGAATCAGCAATATCCCGCAATCCATTAGAAATCTTTTGATCCAATTGATGCTTTCCATCACATGTAGAAATATTAAATTCTGTAGATAGAATTGCTGTCAATGTGCTTCCCACGCCGTTTGTACCGATTAAGGATTGATCATCATTATCATTAAAATTTGATCCAGCACGCAGATTAGTGAATATCATTGTAGGAATATACTCATCTGTATCTTTATGTTTCTCAACAGGAATTCCACCATTATCCCATATGGATATTTTACCATTTTCTCTGTCAATATTAACATTAATCTGATTTAATTTATTCGGATTGCGTTTATGTTCATCAATAGAATTATCTAAAATCTCACAAACAATTTTAATCAATCCCGGATTATAATTAATTTTAGATTTGATGAATTTCCCTTCCGAATATATCCATTCATCGCGTTCCATATTAACAATAGACCCACAATACATCCCCGGACGCAATCTAACATGTTCAATTTCATCAAGTAATTTATATTTCTCTTCTAATTTCATTCCATTATTCTCTTCAAAAAATGATCAACATCATAACATCTATCTAGCAACTTTTCAACCAACTACACCAATCTCACCAAATTTTCATTTTATAATCAATAACTTAAATAAAAATATAAATAAGTTTTAATAAAAATAATACTTTATAATCAATCACTTACAACAAACTTAAACGCTATATAACTAAAATATTTCCATTGCCTATAAATAATATAGTAAATAATTCAAACCTATAGGAGTTGTACACAAATGAATGAAGTACTAGAGAAAATGCTTTCTTCAGAACTTTTAACTGAAGATACCAGAAATGAATTACTGGAAGCATTTAAAACTGAAATTGAAAAGGTAAAAGCAGATGCTCGTGAAACTGCTATAACCGAAGCTAAAGAAGAATATACACTAAAATTTGCGGAAGATAAAGTAGAACTTGTTGAAGCTTTAGATACTAAAATAACTGCATTGTATCAAGAAGAACTCGCAGAATTAAGGGAATCTATTGATCGTTTCCGTGACCTTGAAGCAGAATACGCTACTAAACTAGTAGAAGAAAAAGAAAAAATGTCTCTACAACTTCAAGCAGATATGAAACAACTAGCAGAATCATTGGATGTGTTCGTTAAACAAGAACTTGATTCAGAAATTAAAGAATTAAAAGAATCTATTGAAGAAGTACGGAAAATTGAATTCGCTCGTAAATTGTTTGAATCAATTGAAGGAACATTCAAAGAACAATTCTTCAATGAATCAGAACTTGCACAAAAGTTAAAAGATCAAGAAGTAGCTCTAGAAGAAAAAGCTAAAAAGCTTAAAGAATCCGAAACTACTTTAAATAAATTAGTGAGAGAAAAAGAATTTAATAAAGTCCTTTCATCTCTCCATGGTCGTCCCCGTGAGATTATGGAAGCCATCCTTAAGAGCGTCCCAACAGACAAACTTAATGAAGCCTACGAAACCTACATTGGGCGTGTACTGCACGAAAGTACAGTTACAGAAGATAAGTCAGAGAAGGAAGATAAAACATCGGTACTAGCTGAAAATACTTCTACCAAAGTCACTAAGGTTAACGAAGAAGTCGTTAAAACTGGTGACACCGTTGAACCTGTAATCCAAGAACGTCAATCTACATTGTCCGAATCCGAAAGAGACGCACTACGTAGACACGCTGGACTACTAGGTTAATAAATTCATAATTTTAAATATAAGGAGAAAATAAAATGAATTTGAATGAAAATTGGACCGAAGTTAAGGCCACCCTTCTCGAAGGTCTAGATAATGCTAAACAAAAAATTGTAGCTCCGCTTCTGGAGAATACTCGTAACCATCTGATAAATGAAACCGCTGCTGCTGGTGCAACCTCTGCGGCTGATATTGCGAACTTCCGTAAGACCCTCTTACCTATGATTCGCCGTATTATCCCCGGTACCATCGCTACCGAACTCGTTGGCGTTCAACCAATGTCCGGTCCAGTAGCTCAAGTGTTTTCACTACGCTACAAATATGCTGAAGATATGGCTCACGATTCATCACGTTCACCTTTCGGTGGCTATGATATCGCAGCCGGCGATGAAGCATTTGGTAACGATAAACCAGTCCGTGCGTTCTATTCCGGTACTACTGGCTCCGCTCAGGTTCCCGGTGCTTCAGGTATTGGTACATTTAATACTCCCACCGATATTGATGAAAACACCGCAGAAGGTGCCGCATGGGGTGGTGTGTTCCAGCAAAATACTTCAACTGTAGATTTTGGTGGATACACTCAAACTGTCGGCGGTTCACTGCTAGGCGGTAACGGTGCTAGTATCGAAGGTTCCGGTGGTCGTAAAATGAACCTAGAAATAGTCTCACAAGCCGTTGAAGCCGGTACTCGTAGACTACAATCAGGTTGGACCATTGAAGCTATGCAGGATATGAACTCTCAACACGGTCTGGACATGGAAAGCGAAGCTACTAAAGTAGTAAGTGCTCAAATCGTTCAGGAAATCGATGCTGAAATCATAGGCGACCTTCTAGCTCTAGCTGGTACCGTTCGTACCTATGACCATGTTGCAACCGGTGCTCTACCGTATCAGCCTCACTTCGTTGGTGATCGTTTTGCTAACGTTGGTGTGCGTATTAACGAAATTGCGAACGAAATCGCTCGTAAAACTCGTCGCGGCGCTGGTAACTTTATCGTAGTATCACCAATGGTGGTTTCTATACTCCAAAGCGCAGCTAAGTCAGTATTCGCTCCAGCAGTAGAAGGTTCTTTCAAAGGTCCAAACAATACTATGCTTGTTGGTACCCTAAATGGTACTATCAAAGTATATTCATACCTTTGGAATCAGGCTCAACCCGGTGTTTCACCACCTCTCGGTACCGACCAAATTCTGGTTGGGTATAAAGGGGGAAATGGTGAGATCGACAGCGGGTACCATTATTGCCCTTATATTCCACTGATGTCAAGTGGTGTAGTGGTTAACCCTGTTACCTTCCAACCAGTCGTTTCACTAATGACTCGTTATGGTCGCGTAGCATTTACTAATCCTACTAGCTCACTAGGTAATTCCAGTGATTATTATGGGAAACTAAATGTTGTAAACCTAGAGTTTGTTTAATAGTAGAAATACTAAATGTTGTACAAAAAATGGACGCGCAAGCGTCCATTTTTCTTTGTGAGGTTTACACAAGCTGAACAGTGTTGACATTTTTTCGAACGTATGCTATATTGTGTGAAACTGGGTAAATGATATGGAAAAAGAATATTTAGACTACCTAGAAAATGAAGTAAAGTTACGTGCTACACAGCCAGAACTTACGTCCAACGATCATCAGGATATAGAGTGTCTGCTATGCGGGAATATATTTCATAGTACAGCTAAAAAAATTCTGGAAAGATACGAAAAGTATAATGTTAAAGGCTGTGAAGATTGCGTGAAAGCTGAAAGAAACGTTGACAAGGTTAGAGAAGATTCACAGAATTCATATGATTTTATTTTGAATACGCTTAAAATGAAAAGTTTGGATGGTTGTACGAGTGGAAACCATAAGCGGGATTATGAATGCCAAGAATGTAATCAGATATTTCAGTATACAGCTAAACATTTAATACAACGATATAAAATGTATGATTCTGTTGGGTGTCCATCTTGCAACAATAAAAGAAAACGTAAGCCGTACATAGAAGAAGTGAGAGAGAAATTAAAAGATTATGAAATATTGTCGGATTTTGGAGGCGAAGATAATATTTCAAAAACGATAGTTACGTTTAGGCGTAAAGAATGTGGACACGAGTTTAGCACAAAAATGTACAACATGTTATATGGTGGCGTAAAGTGTCCAGTATGTGAGAATATTCGTAGGAAAAATTTAACAGGATTGTACCATGCTGATGGGACGATGGTTAAAAAGCAATCATATACAATTGAAAAGATTGAGCAAATGTTTGAGAAGAGGTTACAATCTGTAGATAAGCCTTTAAGGTTTAAGGATATAAATTCTTATAAGGCTATGCAGTCTCCGATGACATTTATTTGTGGAAAATGTGTTAAAGAATGGGATGCTAGGCCGAACAATGTATTATTTTTGAATTCGGGGTGTCCATATTGTGCTGTACAGAATTATTCTCAAATTTCTATAAAGTGGTTAAATTCTATTATGGAGAGTGAAGGAATTCATATCCAACATGCTGAAAATGGCGGAGAAAAGTTTTTTAATATCAATGGAAAGCGTTATTTTGTAGATGGATATTGTGAAGAAACTAATACAGTGTACGAGTTTCATGGATCGTATTATCATGGCGACCCTAAGTTATTTGAGGATGATGATTGTCCGCACCCGTTTAAAAAAGAATTGACGGCTAAAGAATTATATGAAAGAACGGTAGAAAAAGAGAAAGAGCTTATGGAGGCTGGATACAATATTGTTTCTATATGGGAATCTGATTATCAATAATTTGGTAATAATGATTCATAAATATTTAGAATAAATAATTAAAGATAATTGGAAGATGTATGAAATTTTCAGAATATTACAATGAAGTAAAGGCACGTTTGTTAGAAGATGCTGATAATATATTAGAATTTTCTACAGTACACAAATTGATTAAATATTGTAAGATTCCGGTTATTGAAGATGGAAAGCGTTCTTACCTTTCATTGAAATTAAATGAAGAAATAGAATTTCAATGGGAGAGAAAACAGAATGAGATTATTCCTAAGAAAATGAAATATAAAAATGTGATGTATGAATCACAATGGAATGAAAGCAAGACAAAATCATGGATAATATCTTCTACACGGCAGCTTATTGATTAAATTACAATTCTCCCTAACGATAAATATATTATTAGGAATTTTATTAGGGGAACTATTGTGTTGGAGCTTGTCACAATATTAAAAAGTTATGGATGGGCTGGAATTATTCTGGCTTTTTGTTTGTTTTCAATTTATAAAGTATTTCATGTGTCATTATTAATTGTGGCGAGAAAATTTCATTCTAGATTTGTAGAAAATAAACAAAAAAAATTACTAATGCATACTTTTTTTACAACGATACAGCATGCTTTAGATGTTGACAATCATACGACAGATATATTCATGGATAAACCTGTTCGTCAATCTTTAATGAAAGATTTAGTAATTTGCTCATTAGGGTCTATGCAAGAAATCGGAATAAAGATGGCGAACGAAAATTATTCAGGGTGGTCAGATAAACGTTGGTCGTATGGAATGAAATTATACATAACGGAGATACACAGTTCATTTATTAATAAATGTATTTTGAAAGGAATTCCCAAAATTGTGTACATGAAATATATGGATTGGTTTTTTGACCATATGGATTATATGCGTAATACAATAGATCAGATTGCTAATGATTCATCGTATCCAAATTTGGAAACAAAAACATCTACAGTATTATTATTTTTTTCATTAATGATATCTGCATTAATGGTAGATAGTGAAAAAACATTAAGAGCACTTAATGGAGCGATTACTGGATCATTGTATAATGGTGCAGTAATTGAAGATTGTGGTTGATAAATATTAAAATATATTGGAATAAAAGATAAATGAGCATTTTTAGTAATTTCGCAGATTACCCTAATCAAATAAAAAATGAAGGACAAGAAATTACTATTCGTTTTACACGAACGAGTGATACAACTGCGAAAATAACATGGAACATTCCTGCTCCGGCTAATGGGTGTAATTCAGAAAACCAAGCATATGATGGGATCGTAGTTACGATTTCCAATACACCTGCTAACTATACAACAACGTCTCCAAAAGATGGAGTGTATTATAATGCTGACCATACAGCAGATAAAGATTTATTTACAGGGGACATAATAGATTCCAAGGCATATGTGATTGGAGCATTCTATCACGATAAAACGACAGTGGAATTGAATATTGATGGTATTCAGCCTAAAGTTCCGTATTATGTCTCAGGGTATGCTGTGGATGCTGTTGGACGGTACCACAGAGAAGGGGTACATGCATATTCTCTTCCAACAGGAACGCAATCATTTACGACGGAAGATTACCCCGCTACACATGATATATCTGTGTATTCAAATGAGCCAATTACTCTTAAAACCAGAACAGGATTAGTAGCTGGGACGGATTATACTTTACCAATAAAAGTAGAATGTAAAGTTAGAGATTTTATCATTAATGGAGAAAAAGCATTAACATATGGAATGTTAGTTGATGAAATTAATAGACAATTTATGGCAATTGAAAGTCCGTTTCAAGGTCCGTATCCAAAACACAGTGGGGATTATTTTCTAAAAGATTCAATTGTTTATAAATGGTCAGGCCATAAAATTGAAAATGTAGAATATGTTGAATTAGATCATGATCCACGAATTCCGGTATTAGGAACGTATTGGATAGGCAGCGATGGAATATTACGCCGATATGAAAATACAGGATGGGAAGTAGTAGATATTATTCGTAGTGATGATCCTCCTACAGAATTAGATAATTACGATATTTGGTTTGATGGAATAACTGTTCGCGTATGGGAAGGCAACCATTGGTGTGATTATAATACAATATTTTCTGATAGAAACCCACAATTTCCTCCTGAATTGAATGTTGGAGATTATTGGTTTAACAATGAATTAAACGAATTTTTTAAATGGAATGGAAAAACACAATCATGGGATGATGCATTAGTAATATATTATGATATTGATCCTAATTTATTAACGAATGGTAATTATTGGTATGATGAAAAACAATCAAAAATAAAACAGATGGTCAATGATAAATGGTCTACATTGGTTGGAGTGCTCTATGTGCCTTCTAATGATTCAGGCAATTTTCCTGATGATCTTCCTTATGATATTGTAGCTGGTACAAAATGGTATGATACTAAATTAAATAAATTTTATGAAAGAAATCTGATGAATATTGATTGGGATGAATTGCGTTTTGTATCATTTCCAACAAACCCTAAAAACAGAAAATCATGTGATTTATGGTGGAATTCATCTGAAACGATTGATGATCTTTATGTGTGGGAAAATGTATCAAATTCATGGATCACAGTACAAAACTTTTATAGACAAACTATTGACCCTATTACGCCTCCAGTTTTAGTAGAACACTCTGCATGGGTAACTAGCGATGGAGAAATATATTTAATTGGTCCTGATAATTGTCAAAAAGTAGATACGATATTTTCTTTGGTTGATCCTAGAATAATTCCTACCGGTTCCGTGTGGTGGAATGGAAGTGATTATTTTGAATATGATGGAACGAATTGGAATATTATTCATATAATTCAATATTCAAATGATCCGTATCTTGTATTTGAAGGAATGCTATGGTTTGACGCAACAAATAAAAAATTATATAGAATGGAATTGAGTGGTTGGACAGAAGTATGTTTATATGATCAATCTATTCTTCCACGTATAGATGACCTATGGTATAATTCTGTTGACAAATTATTGTTTAGATGGTCAGGCACTGCTTGGCTTCCTGAAAAGCCTTATTTGTATGTAGAATTCCAAAAACGATCTTGCGATAACAAATATGAAAGATTAGTATTTAAAACTAGTAAAACTGGATGTCATGAAGAATTTGAAGTATTAGAATCTAAAAATACAGTATTATCTTCTTTATCTAATTCCATTATCTATGGTGATCCTATGGAAGGTGGAAGTGGATTAGATGCTGGGGTAATGTATAAACAACTTGACGTTGGGGACGATGGCAGTCCAGATGAACGCAGACAATTACATTCAGAATTAAGAATGTTGTTAGGATACCCTGCGATAAAATCTGAACTGTCTAAACAACAGATCGACCTTTGTATTGATAATGCATTATTAATGTTAAGAAAACATTCAACATATTCATATAAACGTGGAATGTTTTTTATGAATTTACGTTCAAATCAACAAATTTATATGCTTACAAATAAGTGTGTAGGATTCAATAAAATTGTGGATATACTGGCAATACGTAGAACCAAAGCTGGAGCATTTAGAACAGCCTATAGTCAAAATGATAACTTTGCTTATGCTGCTTTACAACAATTGTATACGCTTGGTACATTTGATATGTTAACGTTTCATATGACTTCTGCGTATGTTGAAGAATTGGAAACACTGTTTGCTTCTAGAATCATGTATCAATGGTTAGAGCGTTCTAGAGAATTGAAAATATACCAAGTTCCACGTTCTGGTGAGCGTGTATTGGTTGAAGCTATCATTGAACGTACAGAACAAGAATTGATGACAGATCGTGAAACGACATATTGGTTGAAACGTTGGGCATTGAATGAAGCTAAAGGAATGTTGGCTCAGATTCGTGGTAAATTTCAATCACTTCCCGGACCTAATGGAACGACTGTTCTTAATGCTTCTGAACTTCAAGCACAAGTGGATGCTGAACGTATGACACTAATCGAAGAGATAGAATCTAAGGCTATGCAAGATATTGTAGATTTGGGCATGAAAGTTCACTTTGTAATGGGCTGAGTTTTATAAATATAATAAATGCTATACTATGTTTGAAATTTGATAATCCATAAATATTCATTAGAATCAAGAAATCTAATGGGTAATTGTACATCTTGTAATATTTCAGACACTCAACAAGAATCTACGAATGTAGAAAATGTTGTCATTCCTGATCCAAAATGTGAATACAAAATAAACGATCCTTTGGAAAATGAGGGAAATTGTGCTTTGCTTCCTGATGATAATAGAATTGATAATGATGATGGTACAGGGAATGGTGGCTGTGTTGTAGGACCAACCGGAAAGATTTGTCCAGAGGTTGAGAATTGTCCAGTATGGGATTTGACGCAATCTGACGATGATTGTATTGTTGATGATTATATTGAAGAACAATTGAATATAGCTGGAACAAATTTACAAGTATTTAAATTGCTTGGTATCCATGAACAAGGATCGTTACAAGATGTTACAGGGAGTGGAACTCCGATATCATCAGGTGATTTAGGAAACAATCCTGCTAGTAATGCATTTGACAAATTTATTACAGAATGGCGTTCATCTGCTATAGGACAGAATGTATTACAGTCTTATATTGGATATGATTTTGGACCAATTAAATTAAGAAATGGTAGAGAGCGTTATGGACTTCCTACAGAAGTCGTGAAAGATATTTCTTCTATAAAAATAATGCAAGGATGTGATGCTCAAAATCGCGTTACAAAATTGCGTATAGAACGTTCTGAGAATGGACAAAAATGGTATGGTGTTGCTCAAGTAAACGTAAAAGATTGTGATGGTTTGGTTACAATAAATTTCCGTAGAACAGTTCCTTCAAGGTTTTGGAGAATTAGGCCATTACAATTTAATGGCGGAGCAAATGATTATTGGTCAGTCAAAGCATTGCAATTTGTAGAATACGAAGCGACTAGTTTGTTCAATATTCAAGATAAAATATTATTAGAAAATCGTGATCGAGATTATAATGAGTTTCCTATTTTAGTTAAAGGAACTTATACGCCTCAAGAATTTTCTACGATGTTTGATAGGTTTGGATTTAATCAGGTAGGAGATATTTTTAGTTTTGACGTATCATTTTCACAATGTGTACAGAGACTGGGAAGACCTATAGTGATAGGTGATATACTATTGGTAGAAAGTGAACGACAGTATTCTTCAACATTAAGACCCATTGACAAGTATTTGGAAGTAACGGATGTTATGTGGTCTGCTTCAGGATTTACAGCGGCATGGAAACCTACAGTACATAAAATTATAGCTAAACCGTTATTAGCGTCACAAGAGACTCAAGATGTGATGGGCAAATTGACTGTTGATACAGATAGCACGAATTTGTTTGATGGTAATGATGGGAACGATGGTAAGAAATACCAAGATTATATGGATATTTCTGATAATATTCGTTCAAAGAAAAAGAAAGATGTACCAGTGGAAGGAACGGATATGGCAGATATTCCTGTACTTTCAAAAGAATTGCGAGATTACGCTTCTGGAAGATTGAATAAGAATATTAATAATTTGGGCCGAAATGCTCCGGGCAAACCTACGGACCCGTCTGCTGTAGATGCTATGCCTCCTAATGGATTGCCGTTTACGGTGGGGGACGATTTCCCTACTACTCCTGCAAATGGAGATTACCATAGGTTGACGTATACAAGATTAGGTAATTCTATTCCAGCACGTTTACACAGGTACTCATCAAGAAAAGGACGATGGATTTATTTGGAGACAGATTACAAGTCTATAATAAACGCTCATCGTCCTTTCCTGAAGGAATATACAGCTAGAGACAGTACAAAAACCCCATTAAGTCAAATTGATGAAGAATTGAACAAATTAGTGGATTAAAATCCCCAAAAAATTTCAAATTGTGCTACATGATGATAATGTGTAATAGCTTCTTGTGGAATTTTGAAACTCTCATTACTCACGTAATATCCGTTATCAATTAAATTAAGCTTTATATATTCAACAATTTTCTTAAATATTTTTGGGGACACACTGTCAATCATGTAGATTGATGCTTGATACTTATACAACCCCTTACTTGCTGCTTCTTTAATTTCATTGTATATAACGGGTAAATGTGCTTTAACCGATGGTTCTATAACTAGATTTTCGTCGGCCAATAGTTTTGCTTCTTTTGCAGTTAACATTGCAGTTCTCCTTTTATAATGATGGGAGTATTCTAACATGGGCTATTCCTGATGTCAAGTTCCTTCTATTGACTTCTTAGATAAATTGTTGTAGGATACGGCAAACTATGGAAAAAAATGAAATTAGAAACACAGAAATTATATTTAAATAAGTTATTATCGTCTCCCGAACTCTTTGCTAGATGTGCCGGAATTTTATCTCCAGATTATTTCGATCTGGAGATAAAGTCAATGGTAAAATTTATATTAAAATATTTTAATGAATACAATACTATTCCTAAAATAGATTATGTAAATGCAGAATACGAAGCAGAATTTAAACCTCTACATGTTGACACAACAGAAATAAAATTCCTTAGTAACGATATAGAAAAGTTTTGTCGCCGTGAGGCTCTGTATAAAGCCATACGCGACTCCGTAGAAGATGTAACAAATGAGGATGAGGACAATTCAGGTAAGGTTCTGGAGCGCGTACAGAACGCTTTAGCCATATCCATCCAACGTGAGTTAGGCATTAGTATGTTTGATGATCTTGGAGTCAGGCTAGAACGATACTTAGTGAGTGATATTTACGAGCCTACAGGTATTCTAGGATTGGATGAAGCATTAAGTGGAGGTTTATCTAGAAAACAAGTAACATTGTTTTCTGCCAACTCTGGCGGTGGCAAATCATTGATGATGGCTAATATTGGAGCAAATTATGCTCGTAAAGGCTTTCATGTTCTTCAATTAGCATTAGAATTGACAGAACAAATGATTGATCTTAGGAATCTTTCTATCCTGACAGGAGTATCCATTAAAGACTGGAAATCCAATATTTTGGAAATTAAAAATGTAATGAAGTCTCATGTTGATAATGGGGCAGGTTCTTTTATTCTTAAACGTATTCCGGGTGGATCTAATGCATTATCAATTAGATCATATTTGAAATTATACGAAACGGAATATGGTCGTAAGCCAGATGTGTTGATCGTCGATTACCTTGATTTGATGAGTCCCAATAGTGGTTCAAAGAATAAAGGAATATTCGAACAAGATAAAGAAAAATCTGAAGAATTGGCAGAGATTGCATTTGATTATGATTGTATTTGTATAAGTGCTTCTCAACAGAATAGAGACGGTATTAAAGCGATTACCCCAGATCAATCAATCATTGCGGGCGGTATTTCCAAAATCAATACCGTGGATAATTATATTTCAATTTATATGAACCCTGAAATGAGATTGAAAGGAGAATTATTCTTATATTATTTGAAGACTAGATCTGCATCTGCTGTAGGGTCAATGACACAATTAGTTTTTAATCCAGAAAATCTAATTATTTCTGATAAGAAAATAACGACGATAGGAATCATAAGTCAGATTAAAGAACGTAAAAAGAATGAAGCTATAGTGTTTCCCGG